TTAGATATAGTCTCATGCAGCTCAGTTGTATGCAATCATATGAATGTCTGAACATATGAACATACATTCATATAACCGATGTATGCTCATATGAACATATATTCATATGATGTGGTACAACTGTATTGTATGCAATTTAATTTCATGTATACCGCCAGCGTAGGGCATAACTTAAAGCTATGACTAGCTATAACTAAAAACTATTATGCAATAGGGTGTATCTATAGTATAATGAGTGTAACGAAAGATGATAAATATCTTTCGTAGGTCTTTTATAATTTTATATTGAAAGGGGTGTTTATATGGAATATACATATAAACAAATTAAAGATTATTTTTATGATAATAATCTTGAACAGTCAGACACTATCTATAATGACTTGGATAGTATTGCTTATGTACTTTGTGAAGTGCTAACATCTAGCGAGAAAGCACGAGCAAAGAAAAGCGTAAAAAATGGTGGCTTTTTTACATTCGGTTACAATGGTTTATACTGTTGTAATAGTCTAAAAGAGTCAACTATAAAACGCTTTTTCAAAGTCAATTATGGTTTATCTTTCGAGGTGTAACATGAGCAAAGGCGAGCAACTAACAAACGCTATAATGTATCTAATTGATACATGGCAAGATGAAAACATGATTTCAGATTTTGACTACAAGAATTATAGTATTGTAGCCTATGGCGGTACGCTTAAACAGAAAAAATCTGTTTGGTACGACCTAGTAGGCTCGGAGTTTGAATTTGAATAATCAGAATATTGGCGGTAGTAATCACTACCGCCACATTATCAGAAATAAAAGGGGTAAATAACATGATGTACTTTACAGTATCCACAGAATACAACGCTAATGATTTAATTGATACATTGATCAACGAAAGCGAAAATAATCAAGTTATCACAATTTTAGAATTAGCACAAGAATATAGCCTTGAAAGTGATATCCTTGATTTAGTCGATACGAATATCGGCGAGAATGTAGAATTGTACGAGATTGAAGAGGATATAAAAAACAACCTTAATGAGTATATTGAGTGTTTAAGAGATAATATCGATGAGGAATATTTTGACGATTTAAACGACTCTTTATCAGATATATAAAAGTCTATGGCGGTATACAAAAGGTATACCGCCTTTGTTTTGCCGTTGTATTCTCAATTAGCATCTACAAATGAGAAAAGCCAGCGTAGTTGATAACTATTCTCAAATAGAAGTTGCGTTATTTGAGTTATACGAGCGTTTTCGAGTGTTCCCCTTATGATTATACGTTAGAGTGGTACACGAGCATACAAGCGAAAATACATGATTTTATGACATATGCATTTTGTCGCTTTTTTGTGTTTGTTTATATCCATAGACAAAATACATAGAAATGTACATATACAATAGACATCATTATATATCGCTACAAGAATGAGAAATATTATCAATACGATAAACCCAGCGAAGTACCACAATTTAATTGTGTACAACCAATGTTATATATCTCATGTGAACATATGTACATACATTCATATACATAACATATGAACAGTTATTCATATGTTCAATCATGCGTTTTTGTCATATGTGTTACATATGTACACATGAACATATATTCATATGTATCATATATGAACGACTATTCATATATTCATATGTTAAAACAATTGCATAAAACATAATTGTATAACCACCGCCAGCATGATTGATATTTTTAGTTGTATACAATTGTTTATACATATGTATTAATTGTATGTAACCATATCGAAAAACATCGGTATCAATCAAGAATGATAACATTTGTAAATAACACATTGAAAACATTCGATATACAACGGTGTACACCACAAATAGACAAAAATATGGCTTATGTATGCATACAAAAGACAACCGCCGTATTCTCATTTAGACAATGCCCCTAAAATTCAAATATTTGCGTTGTACGGCGTTTTTGCCTTTTTGCATATAATCATAAGGCGGACTCTTTGGAGACACCTTATAGGCTAAATAAATGAACGTTTTATTGAGAGACATTCTCATTTACGCTGGGTTTTTGCCAAAATTTGACAAATTCGTGTTTTTGTGGTATTTATATATATCTATTTTATAGTGGTGTATAAGGATATACCGCCATAGCTTAAAACTATGGCAACCATAGATAAAAACTATTGTACATTGTACCGCTTAAGCGGTACAATAAGACCATAGAAAGCGAGGTAATAGCCTATGGAATTACTTATGAATATCGGCGGTACTGCCTTTAGTATTTTTATTGTGTATCTAATTAATAGAGTATACACTATTTTAAATCAGTTGAAAGGATAGAAAAACTTATGAAAATTAAAAATATGACATCTAATAGGGGCAATAAAATAGATAACCAATTTAAACTATATTATAATAATTATGTGGCTTTTCAATCGTATGAAACACTAATAAGTGTATACGATATTAAAAACGATACAATGTATACGGATAAAGATTTTTATTCTACGACTACGAGCAAATACAGAAATTTATTCAATAATGAATTTCAACCGCTTGCAATTATTCAAGTAGACAATGAACAGTTACATAGAATTATTGAAAGGGAATAATATCATGAAAACAATTAAAATTAATACAACAAAAGATATGACAATTTACACATTTAATGAATTATCAAAAGACATTCAATGTGAAATAAAAAAGAATTTTATTTCTGAGTTTATTCGCTACGGTGTATATGATGAATTTGTAAGTGATATAATAGAATATATTATCAAAAATGAAAATATTCAATTAGAATTTACACCGCTAGATTATTGTTATAACGGCGAGCCGTCAGAAATGACGATAAAAAACTATAAAAAAATACCGTTGCTTATTCGTTTTGTATTCCCTAATGTGGAATTTGACGGAGAAAATATTCAATCTAAAATCTTTGACCATGACGGCTTTAATTTAAGCCAATACAATTTATTAGCATCTACAGAAAAAAAAGATGTGATTAAACTATATGATGAATTACAACAATATTTTTCATACTGTAGTAAACTAATTTGTGATACGTTTGATAATTACATGAAAAATGAATCTCTATCACTAGAGACACGAGCACTATATAAACATTGTTGCCAATATTACTATACCGCAAGCGGTGAAGATATTGGACTCATCGAAGAGTTAGAAAAATAATATAAGCGGTAGTGATCAATACTAACATAGTATAGTGATTTAAAACGAAAGGAACAAAAACATATGTTAAACTTTATAGATTTTTTGGAATTGAAAAACGATTATAAACAATATAACAATGATGATTATTATAGCTTTAGGGAATTTGTTGAAATTTTTGAAGAGTGGGAACAAGATAATAGGGATTTATTTTATACACTTGTACAAACTTTAGATATTGATTTCTCAAGGGCAATCAATATTATTAAAAATCAAGAGTATATTATTTATGACGACATCGAAGAATATATTTATAATTGTTTAAGCGAAGAGGGGTGTTCCGTTCCTAGTTGGGTATGTATTGATGTATATTATACATGGTTTACTAATTTAAGATATGTCGATGAATTATATTTCTTGAAAGAGTTGCCAAAGTGGGCAGAAGATGGCGAGGAATATGGAAGTCAAGACAAAAAAGACCTTTGGAGAGAGGGCAAAAAGTGGCTTATAGAAAATAGTGAAGTAATTTGGTTGTGTGATTAGAGGTAAAACACATGAAAACGTTTGACACATTTAAAAAACATGATTTTGATACACGTAGACAAATACTATTGAACAACCTAGTTATCTCTTTAGGTTTAAACGGTGAATGGTACACGGAACAAACATATATTTCATGTGTAAAGTCTCATAAGGTTTACACGTTTGACGAATACGGCAAAGTATACCATGTGTTATATATTGATGGTGTTTTTCGCCTAGTCGATGATGAAAGCGGAGAACACTGCGAAAGCGAAGACATAAAAGAGTTTGAAAGCATATTGATAGGTGTTGTTTATGCATAAGAAAGGGTGAAAATATATGGCTTTAGTTTTATTATCGTTAATCGTTGTTTTTATTCAACGGAGTAAACAAACTCTATAAACATTAGAATTTTTAACCACGGTTAGACCGTTTATGTTTAACCGTGGAATATATCTCGTAGTGATCACATCGGAGGGAACACATGAAAACACAAGAGAAAACAATAAAAGTATATTATGGTTTAAAGTGGGTAGAGTTTAAACCTATTACAAAAGAAAAATACCACAGATTAAAAGAAAATAGCCGTTTATGTTTTGTTAAAAATGCTATTACTTATTATCCATGTGATAGCGAAGATAAAGAGTTTTACGTGTTTGAACCAATTTACACATCTACACATCGGTGTTATATGTTCGCCAACAAATTTTATAAAGGCTTATGTATTATGATTGACGGCGAACGGTTAACCGTTGAAAGTGTTGCCTTAGTATAATAGTATAATAAACCATTGGCGGTAAATCCTATGATGTACCGCCGTTTTTACTTTTGTACACCCTAAGCAGCAATTCTCAATTAGAAAATGTAAATGAGAACACCAGCACTATAGGTGTATCATAGCTTTTAACTATAAAGAGCACTATTGTTATAGACAAAAAACTATTATACATAGGGTTGCACATATGAGATAATAAGACCATAGAAAAGGGTGCACGGTGCACGCTTGCGGAGGATAAACTTATGAAAAACTATATCAATATTGTAGAATGTCAAGAGCTTAATAGCTTTGTCGATGTAAATAAAGCCAATAACGGCGGTGGATACGCTCAACCAAAAATCACTTATAGTGGCTATTTTAATAACCGTAGTATCGTAGTAACAATTACAGATACCTCTTGCGGTGAATTTGGTAGTCGCTATAGTGTAGATGTAGAATATAAAAATAAATGCTATAAGTATTATTATAGTAGCGTTGGCAACTGTATCGAGGAATACGGCAATATTCCTCAAGATATTTCTGACATGATTTATGATATTACCTCTTATTGGTGCGACTATGACGTGTCAAAAGATGCATCTTTTGACGATATTTATATTGAATTATAGAAAGTAGGGTTTAGAAATGAAATTTC